GAATCAATCCACACTCGACTGAGTGGGGAGCACTGCTACGTAGGTTGTCTCAAGTTGGAGACAAATACTTAGCGGGTGATTACGAAAAGTGGGACAAATGGGTGCCATACGAACTCTTTATGGCTGTCTGTAAAATTGCGAACCGATTTTATGGAGACAAGGAAGGTTCACGGAATGCCAAAATTAGGACTGCTTTATTTGCTAATGCTTTCGGAGCGATTCGAATTGCATTATCCAACGTTTATTCTACCAACGGTGGTATGCCTTCGGGCATTGCAGGTACTGCAGTTTTTAATAGTCTTGCCAATCAAATACTTTTTAAATATGGTTTCATCAAATTAGCTCTTATACATGCTCCAAAACTCAACATGATTTATTATGATCGACTTGTACAATTTACAGCGTATGGTGACGATCATATCTGCGCTGTTTCTGATTTAATACCATGGTTTAATATGATTAATTTATCTGAATTCTTTAAGTCTATCGGCGTTGGTTACACTTCTGCCGACAAAAGCTCAAAAATTTTCACCTCACCGTATGTTCCGCTCGAGGAACTTACATATCTCAAACGTAATTTTATTGTTTTAAGTGATTTTCATGTACTAGCACCACTGGACAAGACCGTCATCTGTGAATCCATTATGTGGACTCGCAGGGGTAACCAAGAAGACAAAATTTTGATTTCAACTTGTAGCTCAGCTCTTCTAGAAGCTGTGCACCACGGTAAAACGTGGTTTAACTGGCTAGATAGGATAATATCCGACGAATTGATTGCATTGAATGTATCTCCCCCAGAAGTGAGTTATAAGGCAACTTATAGCAAACTAATGGGTGATGGTATAGATCCAATCGGCTCGACAATGTGTAGTGATCTTGGCTTAAACTTTGACGAAGTTTAAGTTACTGCTTACACAGATAGCACAACCGAAATTGTGCAAAAAGGGAGACACTATTTAGTGTCGAGTGCCCTTTCAATCCAGACTCTGTCAACTCATCGTATTATAGTCTAAGCAGCTATAATATTTGCAAATTGCTTACGAACTCAGACACAAAAATTGACGCAACAAATGGCTTTGAACCAGAACCGACTTCGACTACGACTCAGATCACGAATTTTGCTGACCAACAAGGAATAAACACTGACACTTCTACTTTGGTAGAATCAACACAACGTATGAATACTTATGGCGAAACAACATTACATGACTTTCTTTCAAGACCACACATCATACAACATTTTTCATGGACACCAACACAAGCACCATACACTGTTTTAAGCTCTTGGAGTTTTCCCAATGAACTCTTCAAGATACCATCTGTAGCTTCTAAAATTAATAATTTTCAATATTTTAGAGGTTCAATCAAATTATCACTTCGGATTAATGCAACTCGTGTGCATTATGGACGGCTTCTGCTTTCGTTTTCACCAAACTATCGAAATGGACTTTTTGTACCACCTTGTCAAACTGGATTTGTGCATCATTGTTCCTTACCTCATATTCAAGTAAGTGCAACTGATGCTACTGTTAGTGAATTTTTAATACCTTTCTGCATACCTTTGGAATACATCGATCTTGTGCAACTTAACTCACCACAATATGCTGCACTAAGTGAAATGGGAACTGTTACACTGTGGGTGATGAATCAATTACATTCTGATTCTGACACATCTGTCAACTGTTCTCTTTTCGCTTCTTTTACTGATATAACTTTAACTGGATTTAATGCTCAACCATTATTAATAGTAGATCCTGTTTCACCAGTTCCCACTAATGTTGAAATAGGTACCGTATCTTTTTCTAAATTTTTGTTAACAAATTTTCTTATGGAACAATCGGGGAATGATGCTGAACAACAACAGAAGAGCAGGGAGGGGATTGTTTCCGGTATTGCAGAGCGTGTTGCAAATTTTGCTGCACCTTGGTCAATGATACCGGTAATAGGTCCTCTTGCTGCATCTATAGCTACTGGAGCTTCTGCTCTGGGCGGGTTAGCCAAATCTTTTGGCTACTCAAAACCTATAGATCAAAAATCTAATGTTTTTATTCAACATCGTTTTCCTGTGTTGGCTCATGGGACAGGTATAGAAACAGCGCAAACCTTAGGCGTTTTTCCTGACAACAAAGTTTCTCCATCTCAAGCTTATATTGGTTCTTCATCTGATGACATGCAAATTTCACGTATTATTTCAACACCTGGCTTTATTGATTCATTTGTAATAGATTCTACGCATTTACCTAACCAAGTTGTGTATTCGGCTTTTGTAACACCAATCGATCACTTATTTAATCCTAACACTAATGTTTCTGATCATACTCTATTGTCTTTTACCTCAGCAGCTTTTGAATACTGGAGAGGTAGTATTAATTACCGTCTTCAATTTGTTTGTTCTTCTTTTCATTCTGTTCGAGTTAGAGTTTCCTGGTATCCTGCCGGTGCAAACATAACGCATGATGAAAATGAGGCCACTAATTTAATTAATTGTATTGTAGACACTAACACAAGTACTGAACTTAAATTTAATGTACCATACTTATCGTCTTTACCTTGGTTGACTGTACCAGTTTCGAATGGTATTCAACTAATTGCATCTACTAATGGACAAATTGTAATTACTATAGTCAATATGTTAACGTATTATCAAGAACCTATTCCACCAATTACTGTAAATGTTTGGTCTTCCGCTGGACCAGACTTTCAATTTGCTTTTCCCACGGATTATCGTTTATTCGTGGCTGGACCTTCTTCTACTGTAGAACTTATGGAACAATCTGGAGTTTCTTCATCATCTTTAGATTCTATGCGTACTGATACTTATGAATCGTTTATTCCGGCTCAACATTACGTGGATAATAATCTCTGTCAAGGTGAACATGTAACTCACCTCAAGCATCTTTTACAACGTTGTTGCGCATACAATGACGTCGGACTAGCAATCAATACCACACATCACTACTCGCCTTATGCGAGTCTTGTCTC